GACTTCGAGCGCCAGGCCGCCGAGTGAAAGGTCGGCCGCCAGCGCCGCGACCACCCACTGGCGCAGGGGATCGAGCGCCTCATCTTGTCCCTGCGCGCGGCAACGGACCCGGAAGAGCAGCCGGCGGTCCAGGATGGGACTGCGCCGGTTTTCGGTGGCCCGCTTTTTATCCTCACGCAGGGGGTAAACGGAAAACATCGGCAGCTCGTCGGGATTGACCGCTTGGCGCCGCGAGCGGTTGACGGTCGAGCCGGAAGGCTTGCCCTCGCCGTCGAGCGCGCTCACGATGGCCTGCAGGATTTGTTCGGTGCGTGATTCGGCCATCAGCTGGTTCCTTCAATCCGCAGCCAGAGTTCGCTCAAAGCGCCGTCCCCGAGGAGCAACCGTCGCCAGATGGTGTAATTGACGCCGTCGATATCGATAGGATCATTCGCGACGAGAGCAGGGAAATCACTCGTCCGAATTGTGGCCACGGTATACCGGGCGATCTGGCCACTGCCGCCATCCTGCTCGAGGACCAATTCCTCGCGGTCATCGAGCGTGCAGGCTGCGCTGACCTCGTCCGCCGTAAGAACGTTTCCCCAGTCGGCGAGCATGGTCGGGATGTCGGCATTGGCGAAAAGTGCCATTGTATCTATCCGTCATCCCCGCGAAAGTTTTCCTCTGGATTCCCGCTGGAGTTTATCCTCTGGATTCCCGCTTTCGCGGGAATGACCAGGGGGCGGGAATAACCAGGGGGCGGGAATGACCAGCGGCCGGGGATGACCAGCCGCTGATCACCTTCCTGGAGGCGGATGGCCGGTTGAGCTGGCGCCATCAAATCCAGCCATCCGCCGCCCTTCGTAGCAGGAGAGGCTTCCGCTACGAGCCCGTGCCGGCCGCCGCGACGGCATTCTCGAAGAGATAGCCGAAGTCCGGGGCGACGATGAGCTCCTTGACGGATTCGCCGACGCGCACCCGGATCCCGCCGCGCAGCCCGATCTCGCGGTCGAATTCCTGGCCCGCCACGCGCTCGCCGAACTGGGCGGTAAAGCCGAAAGTCGCCCGGCCAGTTCCCGGGTCCGCCTGGCCATCAAGCCGGAGCAGCGCGAGATGCAGACCCCAAACCCGCTCCATGGTCGGCGCCTTGCCGCGCTTGCCGGAATTGACCCAGGGCTCGCCGATGAGCAGCTCATCGAGCTCGAACAACTGGCGCAGCGCCTCACGGGAAACCATGCCGCCTTCCGCCGCGTTGCCGCCCACCGGGAAAGCCGCGGCGATGATCTTGGTGTGCTGGCGGAGCGTGCTGAACACCGAGCGGCCCATCACGGCGATATTGGGGCGCATCACCATGCCGTCCATGGCGTCCATGATGTCCTTGAGGGGGTCGCTGGCGGTGAAATCGCTCCAACCCTCGGCCACGTCGGAAGTGTTTCCGGCGTAGGTGGCGGGATTGAACACCAGTTTGGCGACGCGCTGCTCGCGGTCGAGTGCGATGAGGTCCGCGAGGTTTTCGGTCGCCCGGGCCAGGGGGTCGAAAGGCTGGCCGGCGGCGTTGGTGATATCGGCCATGGGGATGGGATCGTCCAGGCCGAAGTCCTCGGTTTTCGCCGTGGACTCGGTCGCGCCGAATTCGATCTCATGAACTTTGGACTTGCGGCCGACTTTGGTGTCCTGCAGCGTGAACTTGTCCGCTTTGTTGTGTATCCACCAGCGGAATTCTTCCTTCGCCACGAGGACCCGGCGCAGAACCGAATCCGCGATCAGCATCCCATTGCGATGCGAGATCGCGATGGAAGTCAGATACGGGTCAACGAAAAATGGAGTTTGCATTTTATGCTCCTTCGATTCAGGCCGCCCCGATCCAATCGGGACGTGCCCGTCTTAAATTTCAAACCTTTCGTTCCGCTCAGCGGTGGCCGGGGGACCCGGGGGACCCGGGGGATTAACTCCCCAGGCCGGCCGCGGCGCCGAGCAGGACCAGGACCCGGATGATATCTTCCGCATCGCCGTCCTCGAGAGCCAGGGCCCCCGGAGCGCCATCGGTATAGGCGACGCCCACGCCGTCGGTGCCGGGCTCGATGTATTCCCCGTAGGAAACGGTGCCGCCCAGCTCGAGATCCGTAATCCCCACCTGGACGACATCGACGCGGTCGCCTTCGACGGCCGCGACTTCATCCGTAACCGTGGGCGGCGATCCCACCCGGTCGGTGATCCCGAAGGGCGTGTCGCCGTCGCCGGCGGCGACGACCTGACCCGCCGTGCTGTCCGCCTTGACGAAGCGATTGCCTTTCAAGTCGTCGCCGGCCACGTAATTCTGAATCAGCAGTTGCTCTCCAGCCATGATATCCACCTCGCTTGAATTGAATCCCCGATTGAACCGGGGTCATGCCCAGGGCGCGGACGCGATCAGGCACCCGCGGTGACCGGCTCCGTGCCAACCTTGAATCCGCCTTCGGCGAGAACGTGGTCCGTCGCTTCCCGCGCGGAAACCTTGATCCCCTTGTGCTCCATCTCGGCCGAGTATTGCCGTGCCTTGGCGGCAATCTCCGCGGGGTTGTAATCGCTCTCCTTGCCGGCGGGAGCCGGAGCGGGAGGGTTGGGCACGGGCTTCGGCGCTTCCGATCGCATCGTCGAGAGGCGGGCCTCACGGCCGGCTTTCTCGGCGGCCAGGATCTTCTCTGCCGCCTGGGAAGCGGTTGTCTGACCATCGTATTTCAGGTCGTGGACCAGCTTCTCGTGTCCGGGCATCCCGGCGCCCGCGGCCTCGACGCCCTGGATGCGCTCGCGCTCGGCTGCGACGCCCTCGATCAGAGCCTTACCGACGAGGCTTTTGTACGACTGGTCCGCCAACTGCGTTCCCTCTGCGATCCCGGCGGTCTTGCCGCGCTCGAATGCCGCATCTTCGATGGCCTTGATCCGCTCTTGCGCTTTTTTCTCTTCGTCCGTCATGATCTTCCTCCTTTAAGTTTGATTTGAAGCTCCTCGAGCCGGGCCACCGCCGCGCGATCCAGGCTGCGCATACTTTTTTCAGCTTCGGCGCGGGCATTGAGCATTTGCACGATTTCGCCTTCGGTTGCGAACCCATCCGCCAGCCCGGCATCGATTGCTTTCTGCCCGATGAAAATGCGCCCATCGGCCATATCGCTCAAAACCTTTTCAACCGATGTGCCGCGAAACTCTGCAATCTCGTCCACAAACACGCTGTAAATCTGGTCGACGTCCGATTGCAGCAGATCCTCGCCTGCCCGGTCGAGCGGTTTGTGCCATGAAACCGTGCGCTTGTATTGTCCCGCGGTGATTTCGGTGTATTTCAACCCCATCATTTTGTCGCGCTCGCTCCGGTCGATATGAGTCGAGACGACGCCAATCGAGCCGACCTGGGTCGTCTTTCCGGCGATGAAAATCTTGTCGGCAGCGGCCCCGATCCAATAGGCGGCGCTCGCCATCGTCCCGTCGGCAAGGGCCACGATGGGCTTCACGCCGCGCGAGCGGAAGATCGTTTGCGCGAGCTCGTGAGTCCCATCAACTTCGCCACCCGGGCTGTCGATGGAGAGAAGAATGGAATGAGCTTCCGGGTCTGCGAGGGCCACAAGGAAATTCCGGGCGACGGTTTGTGTGCTCACGCCGCCGCTCATTTCCATGAACATATCCATGCGCTTGGCGATGATGCCGTGGATGGAAACGATCGCGACCCCGCTATTCACGGTATATGCCTTCGGCTCATTGACGAGGGGCTTGCCGAGCTGGGCTTCGATCGCGGCAATATTGGCGTGCTCGCCGATAAGATGCCAATAGTAAATATCCCGGATTTGCAGGTACTTCTCAGGGAGAATCGCCCAGGGGGCATTGAGGATGTCGAGAACCTTCATGCCTCGGCCTCCACGGAGAGGGAGCCGGAGCGATCCGCGCCGGCGCGGGAACTGCCAGGCATGGGAACGGTTTCGAGATCGCCCGTTTCGAGGTCGCTCGAGCCCTGCTGGCCGGCCGGGGCGGGAATGGGCTCGGGGGTTCCGGGTCCGCCCACGGATACCGCCGGCGCCGGAAGCAACGTGCCATCGGCTTTCTGTAGCCGGATTTCCTCGACCCGCTGCTCGTGCACATCTTCCCAGTCTTTGCCGGTCAACTGCATGGTTTCATCCTGCAGGGTCGAGACTTCGATCTCGATGCGCTTCGCCGCGGCCTCGACTTCCTTGACGGGATCGATTTGGGGCATCGCGTCGCCCACCCATTCGGAGAGGAGATAGGCGCGGCGGAGGGCCGGATCGTCGAAGAATCCCGGGGCATCGACGCGGCCGAGGAGAATGGCTTCCTCCATCCAGGATTCGTAGACCGGCTGGCACAAATGCGCGGCCAGGAAAATCCGGCGGTTGCGATAAAATTTCCAGGCTTCGAGCAGGGCGGCTCGGGCAGCGGAATAGGAGGCGGTGAAGTGCTTGACGAGGACTTCAAAGGGCAGGCCGAGGGCCACGCCGATTTGGCGCAGCACGGCCAGCAGGAAGGGCTCGAAAGCCTGGTTGGGACGGTTGGGAGCGAAGCTGTCGATTTTCTCTCTCGGCGCGAGGTCGATCATTCCACCCGTGCCGAGCTGGACTTCACTGCTTTTTTGCGCTTTCGTTTGGGCCGCGGCTCCCATGGAATTCATACCATCTTCCGTCTCACTCGTCACGAAGACGGTAATCATGGCCGAGAGGACGGAGGCCATCACTTCCGCCTCGGTATAGCGGTCCAATTGCTTGATCGTCTCGATGACGGGAGCAAACCAGGGCACGCCGCGGACCTGCCCGGGCCGGAGGCATTCAAAGAGATGCAGCACCAGGCGGCGGTCCAGCGTCTCACTGCGGGCAGGCACGCGCTGGGCTTTTGCCTTCATGCCCTGGGGGCCGCCAGGATGGCGATCGAGGATCCAGTAGGCCTGGGGACAACCATCGGCATCGACCTCGACCCCGGAGGAAATGATTTTTCCGTCGGAGCGCGGGATTCCATCCAGCGTTCCGAGGGGGTTCGCCAGGCGATCGGCTTCGATGACTTGCAGCGCCAGGCTATAGGGGCTGGTCGAGCGCTGCCGCATGGGCAGGAGAACGACGACATCGCCCGACTCGAGCACGGCGCGGAAGCAAAGTTTCTGCAAGCCGTAAAAGTTCTGGCGGCGGGTCAGGTCGCAATCCATGCCTTCGGCGAAAAGCAGGAATTCTGATTCGACTCGGGAGCTCCAGATCTTGGCTTCCGCGACCGTCATACCGAGAAGCTTCCAATTGGGCCGGGCCTGAAGAGTGAGGCCGCGGCCAATGACGTTTTCCGAAACAGTCACCAGCGCCCCGGCGGCGAGAGGAGCGTTCCGAGCCAGATCCCGGGAGCGGTCGCGCAGGAGAGGCAAATCGGGATTGAGTGCCGCGTCGGCGCTTTGCCCGCGGGTCAGCCATTCGCGCGTGGCGGGACGGTCCATGCGGGCGCCGAGATAACCTCCGGCGACCGCCATGAATCCGCGGGCCGCCAGGCGCCGGGCGGCGCGAATGGGATCGATGTAAGCGATGGCTTTATCCAGAAGCGTTGGCGGGGGAAGCTGCGGACGGCGGACGCTGCCTCTCAAATCGGCACCCCCTGGCGGATGCGGATCCCGCCGCGCTCGAGCTGGCGGACCATGGCCGAGTAATAACTGATTCGCTCCGCGATCGCGACGAGGTCGGCGCGGGTCATCGAGCGCCCGGCGATGATGTACGCCTGGCCTTCCGCGACCTTGGTCTCCGCGGATTTCCATTCGGTTAATTTCGCTTTAGCTTCGGCGAGGGTGAAAGCGGCCACGGTTTGAAGTCTATTCCGACTCCGAAACCTGTCAATGTAGAGACTTCAACACATGTGTTGCGTTCTCTACAGGTTGCGGGCGATGTGCTGGATTATCTATTGGATAGACGGGGCAAAAATGCCCGAGGTGCGCATGCGGCGGATGCGGGGAGGAATGAGACTTTCGGGGCGCTGCCCTTTCATCAAAGTGGCATGGACCGCGGCGAGGTCGCGGTAAATCGCCGGGGCGAGGAATTGCTGGAGCACGGCGAGCCCGCCGTGGGCGTAAACCATATTGTCGAGCGCCTCGTTGCGCTCCTGGGTTTTGACGTAAATATATTTCGTCGTGCGGGTCCGCCGGTCGGTGACCGGGATCTTCTTTTCTCCGGTGAGCTGATTCAGATATTCATCGGTGACCCATTCCGGCAAATGCAGGTACCCCGGCCCCGGTTGAGGAATCCCCATGCGGCCGAAAATGCGGTCCTTGGCGGCATAGGTAGCAATCAGGAATTGGCGAACGTTCCCGCGCTTGGTCGTGCCTTCCTGAATCAGGCCGGGCTTCGAGAGGTAGCGCTCGCCCTTGCAGGCAAAGACCCGGCGCAGGCTGTTCTGGCGGGGAATCACGAAATCATAGACGGAATCGGAATGCGCGCCGGAATCGATCAGGCAGACGGCCGGGGAAAGCTCGATCCCGCTGGGGTGGGTAAAGCTCTTGAGAAAGCAATCGTCGAGCTGCTTCCAGACGGAGGCGGCGGCCTGGGCATCCTGCTCGAAGGCTGGATTGCCCCAGAAAATCTCGTATCCGATCAGCCAGGATTCCTCCCCGGGGCCGAAGCCGGTAATCTGCGCCTCGATGCGGTCGTTCTGAACGTCCGCATTGGCGACCAGCACGCAAACGCCGGCGGGGAGCGTTCCTTCCGGCCAGGTTTCGATCGCCCGGGC